TCAAGGTGGTAGTAGATCAGGTAAAACCTATGCTATATGTCAATATTTAATCTATCTTTTAACTACAAGAGAAAAGAGATTAGTCATCACCATAGCTAGAAAAACATTACCTGCACTCAAAGGATCAGTATTTAGAGACTTTATGGAGATAGCTGACAAGGTAGGTATCACATACTTTGCAGAAATCAATAAAGCTGAGATGACATTCAAATACAAGAATCATCTTGTAGAGTTTATATCATTAGATAATGAGATGAAGGTAAGAGGCAGGAAACGTACACATTGCTTCTTAAATGAAGCAAATGAGTTCTTTTTAGAAGACTTTAATCAGCTATCATTAAGAACAACTGAGAAGATGATACTTGACTTCAACCCATCTGATGTAATACATTGGATATATTCTGACATCTGTACAAGAGATGATTGCGATACTTACATTACTACATTTGAGGATAATGCGTTCCTTGATCCTGAAATCAAAAAAGAAATATTAAGAATGAAAGAAAGAGATGCAGACAGATGGAGAGTTTATGGATTAGGAGAACGTGCTACATTTAAAGAAGGTCAGATATTTGATAACTGGAAATGGATAGATTACAATGAGTTTGTTGATAAGGATAGTTCTGAAGTAGTTTATGGTCTTGACTGGGGATATAGTAATGATCCTACTGCTATTGTAGAGGTAAGAAGAAAGAATGATAGACTATATGTTCACGAACTTCTGTATAAAAAAGGTCTAACCAACCAAGACATCTACAATCAAATAAAGAATCTTGGATTAGAAGAAGAATTATTTATCTGCGATAGTGCAGAACCCAAATCACTTGAAGATATGAAAAGACTAGGATTATATTGCAAACCATCAATTAAAGGATCAGGCTCAGTAATGAATGGTATTCAGATCATAAAAGAATATGATGTCTTTGCCTCAAAGCAAAGTAAAAACCTGCTTCAGGAATACCAGTATTACATATGGGAATCTAATAAAGATGGTCAGACAATAAACAAAATAAAACAAAATGGTATGGATCATCTTCAAGATGCGTTCAGATATGCAGTTACAACTGGACTAGCAAGAGAGAGTAACCTAATCATTGTTTAATAATTTTTAGTATTTTTGAAAATAAATTCTATATATGGCAAGTTTTCTTCAAAGAATCAGGAACGGTCTTAAAGCGTTTAATAGTCAACAGACCAACGAACAGTACAATAGGTTCATCTATAATGTACTAGGCAATAACAGAATAACTAACTCACAATACAACGAAGACTTTATAGATAAGGGGTACAAATACAATCCAACTATCTATTCACTAATACAGTTAATATCTAAGTCTGCAATAACAGTTCCATTTAAGATATATCAGAAACTAGACGAAAGTGCAGTAAAAGAATATAAAGGTTTACTGTCAAATGGATTAAATCAAGAATCAGTATTTAAATCTAAGTTGATGAGAAAACATATCTTCGAAGAAGTAGAACACTCTGCACTTGGTAAACTACTTGAAAGACCTAACCCTGCTCAATCGTTTTCTGTGTTCTTGCAAGAATTAATATCTTTTGGTAAACTTACTGGTAACAGATTTGTATATGGTATTGCACCTGAGAACGGAGAAAACAAAGGTGTATATTCACAACTATACAACCTACCTGCACACTTAATAGAGATCAAGTCTGATGGTATCTTCAAACCAGTATCTAAATATACTATGATGTACAACGAAAGTAAGTATGAATTATCTGCTGAAGAAGTATTGCACATTGCAGACTTCAATCCTGATTATCAAGGTGATGGAACACATTTATATGGACAATCACCGATTGAAGCAGGTATGAGAGTTCTTACTACTGCAAATGAAGCTGTAGAAACTAATCTAAAATTCTTACACAATCAGTCTGCTAGAGGTATGCTTACACCTGACGATGACCAACTAACACCAACCCAAGCACAACAATTAAAAGATGCACTAAGAAGAAACTATCAAGGAAGTAAGTCTGCAAACGATATTATGATTACTGGTAAGAAGTTCTCGTGGACTAACTTTGGTTTATCTACTTCTGACTTGCAACTATTAGAATCATACAATGCAACAATAAAAGATTTGTGTAATCTATATGGTGTACCAGTACAATTATTGAACAATACAGAATCAACAACATACGATAATTATAGGATAGCTAGAAAAGTATTATTCACTAATGCAATCATTCCTGAACTTAACAAGATCAGAGATGAGTTTAACAGATGGCTTGTTCCAATGTATGGTGAGAATCTATACTTTGACTTTGATTATAGTGCGATTCCTGAACTGATGCCTGAGCAACAACAACTGATAGATAATCTATCAAAGAGTTACTGGCTAACAACAAACGAAAAGAGAGAAGCTAGTGGTTATGGTGTTGATGAAGATAATCCAATTATGAACGAGTATCTAGTTCCAAATCAGTTTGTTCCAATATCTGATTTAGATTTAGGTATATCAGATGACGTTACATTCCCAGTACAAGAAGCTGAAGAAGAAGATGATGTAATAACAGAAGATGAAATGGAAGATATGCAAGAGCAAGAAGAAAAGCAGATGACCGCAAGATTGGAAACTGCCTTAAGAAATAAAGTAGAAGAACATAACGAAAAGGTCGGTGACGACAAAACAAAAAGAACTACTGTAAGAACATTGTATCAAGTATATAGAAGAGGTGTAGGTGCATATAGAACCAACCCTGCTTCTGTACGACCAAACGTTAGAAACGAAGACCAATGGGCTATGGGAAGAATAAATTCTTTTATTTATGCACTAAGAAATGGTAGATTTAGAAGTGGTAAACACGATACAGATTTATTACCTTCAGGTCATCCTATGTCTAGCAAAGACGATAAGTCATACCACAATGAAGTATTTGATAATAGAGTTGATGCACAAGAGAGAGCTGAAGCAATAGGATGTTCTACAACACACACTCACGAAACAGAAGATGGAATGGTATATATGCCTTGTGCAAATATGGATGAACTAGAAGATGCGTTATCTAAGTACAGACACGAAGAAGAAGAAGAATACAAACAAGAAACTTATGACGACTATCCTAAATCCGTAAGAGATAACGCTAAGAAAGCACAAGAAATCAATGAATCTTTCAACAATCCTTGTGCTACCTTAGTTGGTAAAAATAGAGCAAACGATCTTATCGCAGGTCGTGGTTTGTCATTGGATATAGTTAAAAAGACATTTGCATATCTATCGAGAGCATACGAATATGTTACTGGTGACTACATAGATGAAAAAGATAAACCAATCTGTGGTGATATATCTTACTCATTATGGGGTGGTGACAATAAAGTATCTAGGGTTGAGGATGATCCTATGTACAAATGGTGCAAGAGAATCATAGATAAAGCAGAAGAAGATGCCACTACCTAAACCAAGAGCAGGAGAATCAAGCAATCAATTTGTTCAAAGGTGTATGATTGATGATACATCTATGTCAGAATACCCTGATACACAACAACGTTATGCGGTCTGTAGAAGCATATCTGCAAGAAAGTCAATACAAACAAAACAAAATAGAAGAAAGGTATCTACTAAATTTGAAAAACAAATTAGGATAGCACAAAAAAAGAATCTTCCTATTGCATATCAATTCTATATCATAGGATATGATAAAGCAGTAAAAATGTATGAAGAAAATCCTACACCAACAAACCAAAACTTCAATACATTATTTACAGAGAAAGAAGTAATTGAAATGTATAAACAGATGTACAGACAAACTGGTCTTAGGTTTGCATATTGGTATAGAAAGCATTTTAAATTATTTGTAAATAAAATGTCAGAGTTTGAATTTGAAAGATTATTAGACAGAATAGAAAGAGGACAACAATTAACTGCACAAGAAAGAAGAAATCTAGAATCAACTATCATTGAAGGTCTTGACAGATACGCAACACAAAGAAGCAATTACTTAGCTACTGCAAAGGAAGTTACATCTGTGAATGGTGTCGCACTACAAACACTTAAAAAGGTTATTACTGATTTGACTAAAAGCGAAGACTTTATGGCTATGGGTTTAGAAGAAAGAGTTAGAGAAATAAGTAAGAGATTAAGATTTAAAGCTAGGTGGATGGCAAGAAGAATAGTGCAAACAGAGACAACTGCTTCTGCTAACTTTGGAATACAACTATCTGCACAAGATATTTATGGTGAAGACAACCTAGTAAAAGAATGGATTTCAGGTGGTAGAAATGTAAGAGACACACACAGATCAGCAGACATACAATATGGAAATAATCCTATTGCATCAAATGAACCTTATCAGGTTGGTGGTTCATTATTGATGTTTCCATCTGACACATCACTTGGTGCAAGTGCAAAAGAAGTTGTGAACTGTAAATGTTTATCTGTACCGTTCATACAAGTAGACTAAAACATTAGAAAAAAAATTGTATTATTTTTGAAAATAAATTAAAGATTATGAGCAAAGTATTATTTAAGCAAGGAGAGATTAGTGACGTGGATGAAAAACTAGGAATTGTAAAAGGATACGGTTCTGTCTTTGGTAACGAAGATTCAGATAAAGATATTATAGAAAAAGGTGCATATTCAAGAACCATAAAGAACAATGGTTCTCGTGTAAAGTATTTATATCAGCACGACATTACAAAACCAATCGGTAAGATGAGAGAGCTGTATGAAGATGATAAAGGTTTAGCATTTGTTGCTGAAGTACCTAAGACTACTTTTGGTGAAGAAGTCTTAGAACTTATGAGATACAAAGTCATTGACGAGAACTCAGTCGGAATAATGCCAGTAAAGAAAGATTATAACGAAGATGGTGTCAGGGTTATCAAAGAAGCAAAGCTATTTGAAATATCAGCAGTAACTCTTGCATCAAACGAAGA